TCTTGGTCGATGATTTCCAGCAAATCATCGACCAAGAGTATTTCGTCAATGAATGCTCTCGTATGCTGCTGCTTCGGGATGACCCGAACCTTCCGCCAGAGAAGAAGAAATTCCTGGAAGCCGACATGTTTGGCCCAGGTGCGCTCAAGCGGTATTTTCACGGTATCTTCCAGATGGGCCAAATGGCATTGGCTCAGATCGCCGAAGCTCGTGAAACGATGGACGAAATCCACGATGAGATTGCTGAGACCGCTGAGGGAGGTGACGAATAATGTCAGGCGTCGCCCCCGAAGAAGAAGTCCAGACTGAAGAAGAAAAGGCCGCGGCAGCCGCTGCTGCTGCTGGCTCACAAGAAGAAAATCTTACGCCAACCGAGGACAACGAAGCGCCGGCGCCGGCAGATCTTCTTGATATGTCTGATGAAGACTTCGAGGAGATGGGAGCTGCTCCGGCAGCCCAAGAAAGTGATTCTTCTGGCGAAGAAGAGCAACCTGCCGGCACGGGAGCAAAACCGGCTACCACTACGGTGAAAAAAGAAAAGCCGGCAACTCCCGCTGCTGGTTCTGAAACGAAGCCGGCTGCCACAGAGACGGCTCCTGCTGGTTCCACTGAAACAGCGGTTTCTGCTGAAGACAAAGTGAAGATCTACGATGCGCTGTTTGGCACTTTCAAAGCCAACGGCCGTGACATGCAGGTCACCACTCCGGAAGAAGCTCAGCGTCTTATGCAAATGGGCGCTGGCCATCTCAAGTATCAGGCGAAAGTTCGTCCGGCTCTTGCCATCGAACAAACGCTGAAGAACAACAAGATCGATCAGAACAAGCTCAACTTCCTGATCGACTGCGCTAATGGGAAACCGGAGGCCATCAAAAAACTTGTCCGCGATGCCAAGATTGAACCGTACGACATCGAGTCGACGGATGAATCGCGTCAGCAGGATGAAAACTATCGCCCCACGAATCATATCGTGTCCGATTCAGATATGCTTCTCACAGAAACGATCGGTACAGTCCAAGGGACCCCGACCGGAGATGCAGTCCTAAAAGACATTCGTGCAGAGTGGGATGATGACAGCCGAACCAAGCTCGTCGGGGATCCTGAGATCCTGAATATCCTCGTCAACCAAAAGAACCTCGGTATTTACGACCGAATCACTTCTGAAGTTGACCGACGTCGAGTTTTGGGCACGCTGGCCAAGAACATTCCCTGGCTCGACGCTTACCACCAGGTAGGGCAGGACATGGCGAATAGTGGCGCTTTTAGCACGGAAGGGTCTACGCGCCCGGCCGAAACGGAAACTGCACCTGCTCAAACCGAGTCGAAAGTCATCGAACAAGCGGCAGCCAAGAAGAATCCGCCTGCCGGCGGAGACCCTTCGGGAGTAGCTCCGGTCACACAGACCGCTGTTGTCCCGCCGAAAGTCGACGCATCTGTCATGGATATGTCTGACAAAGAGTTCGCTGATCTTGAAGCGAAGTTCGGCTAAGGTGCGCATTTAGAGGAGTTGTACAATGCCCGACGCAGCGCATCTGTATAACAACCCGCCGTCCACTGATTCGACAATCGGTGGCGGCCAGATGAATGAGTTCTTCTGGCAGAAGAAGGCTCTCATCGATGCTCGCCGCGAGATGTATTTTATGCCTCTCGCTGATGTGACCAGCATGCCGAAACATTTCGGTAAGCGGATCAAAGTGTATCACTACATCCCGCTGCTGGACGATCGCAACGTCAACGACCAAGGTATCGACGCCGCTGGCGCTACGATCCTCAGCACTGAGTATTTCGTCGACTTCGACTACAAGACGTATCTCTTTGCTGTGGAAGCAGACGCCACCGCTTTCGCTGCCGCAGTCAATGCAATCGAAGCAAGTGTTGCCACGAAGTCGGGTTCTTCGACTCCGTGGACCGTCACTCTTTCGAAGAACAAACTGGTGGCCGGTACGGATGTTGAAGCTACCGCAGTGCAAACTGCCGTGGCTGACGCAAATGCTCCGAACACCCTGAAGGTCTACCAGGGTTCTGGTAACCTTTACGGCTCTTCGAAAGACGTCGGTACCATCACGTCGAAACTGCCTGTTCTCTCTGAGACTGGCGGCCGTGTGAACCGTGTTGGTTTTACGCGTATCGTTCGTGAAGGCACGATCTCGAAGCTGGGCTTCTTCACCGAGTATTCTCAGGACGCAATGGACTTCGATTCCGACAGCGAACTGATGATGCACATGAACCGTGAACTTATTAACGGTGCTGTGCAAATCTCAGAAGCGGCTCTGCAACTGGATCTGCTTAACGGTGCTGGCGTTATCGTCTATGCTGGTGATGCAGTTTCTGACGCATCTGTGGATGGTGAATCTGCTGACCCGGCCGAAGTCGATTACAAGGACCTGTTTAATCTGTCGCTGACCCTGGACAACAACCGTTGCCCTCGCGAAACGTCGATTATCACCGGTTCCCGCATGGTCGACACGAAGACGATCCGCGGCGGTCGTGTCATGTATATCGGCAATGAGCTGCAAGCTACTGTCGAAGACATGGTCGACAACTTCGACAACCCTGCATTCGTCCACGCTCACCAGTACGGCGCGGCGACCACTCTCATGAACGGTGAGATTGGTTCGGTCGCAATGTTCCGGATCATCGTGGTTCCCGAAATGCAGCACTGGGAAGGCGCCGGCGCTGCCGTGACGACCAACCCGGGTTACCGCTCGCGCGGCCACAACTACAACATCTATCCGATGCTTGTGGTTGGTCAGGGTTCGTTCACCACCATCGGTTTACAGACCGGCGGTAAAGGTGTGAAGTGGAAAATGATCCACAAGAAGCCTGGCAAAGAAGTTGCTGATCGGACGAACCCGTACGGCGAAATCGGCTTCCATTCCATCAAGTGGTGGTATGGTACGATGATTCTCCGTCCGGAACGTCTCGCACTCATCAAGACCCTCGCGAAGGTCTAACAGGAACGGTGCGACCCTTTTTGGGAGATCAGGGAAGCATCGGCTGGCCAGGTTTCTTGGGTGACCTGGCCAGCACCCTGATCAACAACTGACCCAAGAGCCCAAGGAAGATAAAACTATGTCTGACAATACTGAACCGACCGAAGTCGAAAACACCGAAATCGCCGTACCGGGCCAACACCCGGATGAGGTCAATGATGATCAAGGCGAACCGGATGAACGGGATCCTATGGATGGTCCCACGGAACTCGAGTCGTTGAAGATGCGGGCAAAAACGCTCGGCATTAACTTCTCGCCGAACCTGAAAGATCCGGAAGTGCTTCGTGCCCGCATCAATGAGCACATCGAAAAGCTCGAAGAATCTCGTATTCCGAAAGAAGCGATCTCCGAAGCAGAGGCGAAAGAGCAGGGCTTCCAGCCAATGCCTCAGCCAGCACAAGCTGCTATCTCACAGGCACCCCGGGCAAGCGATCGCAACAAGCTGCCTCCGATGTCTGAAATGCTGGCCATGGATACGGACACCCTGCTTTGCTATCCTGAAAGCAAACGAACCCTGATCATTCGGGCCCGCCAGCAGTTCGAGCAGCTGGCGCTTCTCCGCTGCCAGATCCACAACAACAACCCGGCAAAGAACGATCTCCATGGCGAGATCTTTTCCGTTCAGAACAAGTATCTGGGCGTTGTCCGGAAATATGTGCCGTACGGTGAATTCACCGACAACGGCTATCACCTGCCGCTGATCCTGGTGAACATGCTCCGCGCGAAGAAATACCTTCAGGTGCGTTCGGTGAAAAACCGAGACGGCACGGAGCGGACGGAACAGCGTCAGGCTCCGGAATTCACGATCACTGTCCTGCCGCCGCTGACCCGTGATGAACTGGGACGCCTTGCTGCGTCTCAAGGTGCACGTATCTCGGCTGAAGGCGGTATGATCGGAAGCCTCTAAGTAAGGAATAGGTGATGCCGAACGAACCAGCCACAGAAGCAATTACAGCCTTTAATGCGCTGATCGCCGGCATCACCTTTCCGACGCTTACGGATGATATTACCGACGCCACCTTTAACCTGCCGGCGCTGTCCGGCATTCTCTATACAGCCCCTGCTGCCATAGGGATTGATGATCTTACAGACACCACGGTTAATGGTACTGGTGTTTTCGATAAGATCATGACTGCGGTCAGCAACCACCTGGTTGTTGAATATGAATCCGGCCGGATGCAGGGCCGGGAATACGC